GCCCTGTGTCCATAACGTTTTTTGAAAAACGTATCTGCAATCCAACGCAAGAACATTGTAATTTTATAAGCAACCTTATCTGAAAAATTTACTGGTGCTTTCATTTTTTGTGTCCTATTATCATGAATCTGTTATATTTTTCTGTTGGCATAGTAGCCGCGATATCAACATTTAATTTACAATCTTGTTGGAATTCTTCCAAAGTTTGTTTGCAATTTACGTGTTCTTTATGACTAAAATAGTCATTGCTTTGCAATACTATTCTTTTCTTTGAAGGTAATTTGTCTAACCATTCGTTGTATTGTTCACTTGTCATATGTTCACACACCGTATTGATTATTAAATTGTGTTTTCCATAATCTTCGTAAGTCAACATATCAGAAGTGATTGCTTTAAATCTTCCATCCATTTCATAATCTTTATTCATAGTGTATGCTATTTCTTCACAATTTTTATCTATGTCCATGCTTACTATTCTTGTGATGTCCAATCTACTATTAAACAAAAGAGTTGCAAGTACTCCATTCCAACCACCGCACACTAATATATTGTATGGCAAATTTTGATGATATTTCTCTAAATGATCTATCAACCAAACTTTGCTGTTGATTTGACCTTTCCAGAAACTCTCAAGGGTACGATATCTATCATCAGACTGTCTGATTGCATCCATCCAAAACAAAACATCTTTAATATTAATTTTCAAATTGTGCTCCTAGTTTATCAAATTCTCCACACTGCCTACTGCATTCACGCAAAGGCGTTATTTCCCAAGTGTTTTCTATGTCTTGAAAAAAGTTACTGTCGAATATTTCTTTTAATGACTCTTTATACAGATTAGGAAACTTGTTAATTTTTTTCATATAATCCATCCTTGATGGTTGTGTAGGTGGCATCCATTCCACGTCTAGCCAACAACATGGAGATACATTTCCACAAGCACTTACATAAATCTGATTGTATTTCTTTGCTTTGCAAATTATATTTGGTTTAACATTTTTACTTGCTTCTTGCATCATTGGAATCATTGCTTTACTTTTTTCCGATGGTCTTAATTTGTGTAACGGATTACCTTTTTCATCTATGACTTGAAAATGATCATCTTTAAATCTTGTAGTATTTTTTGTTGTAAACATCTTAAAACCTAATTCTTCTGACATTTGTTTTGCTTCTTGTACTTGATGTTCGTTATGTTCAAAGACCAACATATGCCATTTGGCATAGCCACCTGCGCCTATAAACGCCTTGGCATTATCTATAATTTTATTAAAGTCGGTTGATATTCTATATAAGTGATGCGTATCTTCCAATCCATCAATTCCAAAAGTAACAATTACTCTATGCTTTGCAAGTTCTTTCCACCAGTTTTGTTCTCTCGCACTGCCGTTTGTGTGCATACTTAATTTCATACGTGGGTTTACTTCACGTAGATGTTCAAATATTTGCATCGTGTCTCTACTTATAATAGGGTCTCCTAAATTTCCACACATAAACATACTGTTCAATTGTTGTATGAATTGTCTTGGAAACCATTCCTTAAACCTATCCAATGTGATGTCATCTAATTTAATAAATGGATTCATTGGTCCACCGTTTATACGTCTCGGACACATTGGACATTTTGCTTGACATTTGCTTGTAATTTCTAAATGCACGTCTCTTATGTCTTCAAATTTATACATCTGCGTAATATTCCTCTAATTTCTTTTTGTAATCTGCTTCAGATAGATTATGCCAACCACAGCATCTACCTGTTGGTGAACGTCCGCATGGACATTCTTTCTTTTTAGGTATTTTACTATCTGCACTACTCACACAACTAGGCGTGATACATGGCATAGGTGTATTGAATAATTTAAATCCTTCGTCTATTGAACCTAGTGGCTGATCATGACAACTATAACTTCTCTTAACTTCGCCGCCTGGTTCTCTTACTATGCAACTTTGAAATCCTGCATTACAAGTCCAATTTCTAAATTTATTAAAGCCAAAAGCATTTAATCTTTCTGCTTGATCTAGATAATATTCTTTCTTTTTGTTATCTACAAGTTTCAATTGATATATTTTGTTGTCTATTCTATCTGCCCAATTAGATTCGAAACTATCAAAGTTATTGTAATATTTTTCTGGAAACTGTTGTGGGAAACCCTGTTGTAAAAGTTCTTTTTGTTCTTCAGTGTATCCATCAACAATAAAACTTGCTGTGGGATCACTTTGAGGCTTCAAAGTAACATTGATTCCTCTTTCATGAAATCTTTTACATCTAGCATATAGTTCATCAAATAATTCAGGTACCATCACTTGATTGATTGTTACAAATACATCATGATTAGTAAGCATCAAAATTTTATCGCCAAACTCTTGTTCATTTGCAAATTCATGATGAAAACTTGCTGTAATTGATCGTCTAGTCAATTGTTTAGTAGCATCTAACCAACGTTCCCACCATTTCATGCCTGGACTTAAATTTGTAGTCATGTGAATACTTTGATACGTGGTTTCCGGATCCTGATTATAATACTCAATTAATTCTAAAAATTTTTTATACGCAGTAGGCTCACCGCCACTAAAACTAAAATGAAAATCTGTAAAGCCATTCTCTCTTGCTTGTTTTTTTATTTCATCTATAGTTTGTTTGTATTGTTCCAAAGGTCTATGATCTGGCTTGTTACTGTGAGCATAAGGCCAACAATAAGAGCAATTATAATTACAAAATCTACTTAATATCCAACTTACAGAAAAAAGTTTTTGGTCCAACATAGTTTGTTGTCCAACTTCTACTATATTTTTAAATGGTATGTCAAAATTAGTTTGCATTTTTGTAAGTTTCTTCTAGCCAAGCAAAATCGTTTATTTTAAATATTGCTTCTTTGTTATTTTTATTTTCATTGCCATACTTTCTACCTGCAAGTGCTCCATTCACAGCAATTAAGTCATCTGACTTGCACCACGCATCCAGCCTTGATTCAGTCTCAGCGTCTTCCTGTCTATCAATCACCTTGCTTGATAGTTTTACACACTCTCTAAAAGCACTTTTCCAAGTGTCAAAAGGAGTAGTATTAAAAGCAGATACGTTAGATATTTGCTCCATTGGTCTAAATCTGTTGCTTATACTTGTAGTCATATCAGCAGTTCCTATATTCATATTTAATGTCAATTCTCTAGGTAAAAGTTTCACTCCCCCGTATCCATAAACTAAATTGTTCACTGGATTTTTGCTTCTCCAAACGTGTACTGCATCCATGTCTTTTAATGGCACTTTGTAATCAAAGTAAAAGTCTTCTTCTATTACAGCGTCACCATCTACCACATAGAACATTTTTGTTAATGCTTTTTTAGCCGCCTCTATGTGTGCTTGATGTATTCCTTTCACTCCATGTACTCTTTGTGCAATAGGAAATCTACTTTGTAAATCTTTGAAGTTAGAATCTGCGTTTGGTTCTTTATATGAAATAAAAATTATATCAAACATTACGTCTCCTCTTCCATATCCTTGGAGTATTAAGATAAACTTCTTTGAAAAATTTGCTTTGTTCCGGACTTAACGGATTTACACTTAATTCTATTTCGTGTTTATCGATTATTTTTTGTCCTAGTTCTACAATTTCCTTTTTGCATCTATCTATATCAAATGGATTGTCATTAACTTTTAGACTCAATTCATTTCTCCAATACTTGTCATAAAAATCAAATTCACGTGTCTTTACTATGTCCCAATCTGTACAATTAACAAGATAACATCCAAGCCTTGCTCCGTGTATTGCATAATAACCATTTTCTACGTCTGCTCCTACGTTGAGCCACACAAGAAGTCTTTGATAATTTTGCCACCATAAATCTTTTAGATCGCTTACTCTTGCGTTTCTATCAAGACTCATCTTTACTCCCTCTCTAAATCCTGCCCGCCATGCCTGGAAAGGACTTGCATTGATATAACTTGTAGAAAAGTTCTCATTGAATTGATAGTAGTTGTCGAAATGACAAAATTCGATTACATTTTTATCTTTACCATCATGATTTTCATGCGTCTTCATATTCATAACAAAGTCTTTAGTCCAACATTTTAAACTGCCGTTGCCATATTGTAAACCATTTAGGTCAATACGCCCACACCAACTGAATTGATATGTGTTGTCTACTCCAAGACTTGGAAAGTCTACCATAACCTTTGTAAAATCTTCTTCTATCACTGTGTCGCCGTCCACTGTAACAAACCTTTCTGTGTCTGACGCCTCAGCACAGGCTTTATGCGCCGCATCAAATCCATATACTCCATGAACTCTCTTTGCCCAAGGTACTTTCTTTTTAAGATTTGCAAAATTCTTTTCACCATTTGGTTCATCGAAACTTAAAAATATGAAATCTATGTCAGCAATTTTAAAACTCATCTACTACCTCATAAGAATAATTGTATAACTTTCTACAAAACAGTCTTGGAACTAAATTTGCAACATAATCTATTTCAATCTGTTTATTTTTAATCAAATCATTTAGATTTACTTCAATTATTTTGTCTACAATCGAAGTATTATCTTGGTCAGTGGTAAAAAAGTTATAGATGTTATGCTTTTCCATATCTATTGTTTCAGAAATGCTTTTTGCTAGACTTTCATCTATAGTGATTATAAATTTTTTATTTTTCCTGTCCAATGTAAAGCGGATACAAGAGTCTGTTTTGTTATTCTTTATTTCATATAGAAATTTATTTTCAACAACACTTACATTTTCTACTTCATTGTCTTTTATTTGCACGGCATCTTTTTGTAACACCACATAAGCATTATTTTCAAGCACAACTTTAAAATCAAAAAAGTTTTTTATGCCTTTTTGTAATTGATTGCCTAAGTATTCATCTATCTCAACGCAATTACCTTGTTTGTGCGGAGTTAAGCCTGTGCAAACGCCTGTGTCTGGGTCAAACGTCATAAAAAATTTATGTTTAGTAGGCTCTGTTGTAATTACTAGCGGTGGTCTTATGAACGGCTCTGTCATTTTAGGTTCTCCATCACATCATCGTTTAGAAAATTATCCACTACATAATGGAAAATTCCTGTCTGATGTATATTTCCCACAGCGAGTTCTTTATTTTTATTCAAGTTATAATCAATATATGCTGTCCAGTTCTGCACATCTGCTGTCCAGTTCTGTATCTTTGGCTTCATATGTGTGAAAGTCAACACATTACTATTGCTGAATACTTGATGTTCTTTGTTTGTAAGTTTTATTGCTATCGCAGTTGCCACATCCATACTACACCATGACTGTTTTAAATTTTTAGCAAAACGTTCGCTGTATTCTTTATAATTTTTTACAATATCAGTGACTAAATTGTAAAAATCTTGATTGGATTTTGTTTTTTTAAAATAGTGCAATCCACAATACACGTTAGGTAGTTGGTTATGCACAAATACTTTTCTGTAAAAATCACCTGTTGCTATCTCATTCCTGTATGTTTTAACTTTGTTTGTGTAAAAAAGTTCATATGGCTCTAACAAGTTCCAAAAATTATCTAAACTTTCCAACACCAACATATCAACATCTAAAACTATTGTTCTATCAAATGGACTAGCATTATAAATTTTACATCTGTTTTCTATTTTCCAATTTGAATTTATGCTTAAATCAT